TAGAAACTGAGGATGATTCAAAGGATTTGGAGCTAGAAGTTTTAGAAACTGAGGATGATTCAAAGGATTTGGAGCTAGAAGTTTTAGAAACTGAGGATGATTCAAAGGATTTGGAGCTAGAAGCAGGAGATACATTCCGATTTATGTTACGGGGTAATATACAGCATGACGGAGTATTGTTTCCCAAAGGCAAAAAACTAAGGGACATTAATATTTTTCCGGAAGAGGTCGGAAAAAAGTTTATTGAGCAAAAAACAATTGTAAAGATAGAAAGGAGCTAAAATATGCAATCTACTTATGAAATTTTAAATACAGCCGGTAATTTGGTCGGCGCTGCGCTTAGCGTAGCTAATGTGGACGCATTTAATACACAACTTGATTTTTCAGGAGCTGCTGGGACATCGGACATAATTATAGAGGTTAGCATGGACGGAGTTACTTGGGTTCAATTAGATGCTTGGATCGGAAAAGCGGATACTGACGATAGCGTTAGATCCGGAGCCTCTTTAGTTCCTTATAATTTTTTGAGGGCTAAAACCGAAAATAATACAGGTATTACAGTTATAGCTACCGCGAAACTAAGAACTATCGGCCAAAAATAGTGGCTAATTATACTGCATTGAGTAGTATACAGGTGTATTTTAATTCTTCTCCTTTTAGTTCTGCTACAAGTCCGAAAGGTACGGAGGTAACTGTATGGATTGAAGAAGCTACGGCTCTTATTAACGGGGCGTTGCATGGGATATACACGGTTCCCATTACTCATGTTGAGGACTTAAAAATTCTCAGGTCAATAGCGGACCAATTTGTTGTCGAGAAAGTTGAATTTGTTTTAGGTGCGAATAATTATAATGTTGTTAACCAAAAGAATAAAAAACCGCGCGCTTTTGATTTTGGCTCTTTTATGACAGCTTTAAAGGCGTTAAAAACTGGAAAAATTGTACTGATTAATTCGGCTGCGTCTTCGGCTTTTCCGCGATACAAAAGCTTTAATCAAATAAATCAAATAGTGCCCAAGGCAGCTAAGGAAGCTAATCAATGGTAAGAATATTAATTAATGGGACCGAAGCTCTTGGAAAAGTTAGTAACGAGCTTAAAAGTCTGCAAAAACGCACAAATGATTTGCGGCCGGCTTTTGAGATCGTAGCTTCTGATTTTTACGTATCAAACCAGCCTTTAATTTTTAGTGCAAGGCCTGGTAAATTTGCGGATCTAAAACCTCGAACTAAGGAAAGTAAGATTAGACGTTTAGGTAGCCCATATCCTGTTTTAGTAGATAGTAAAAGGACTTTAAAAGCTTTTACTACCAGGGGCTCAGGGGATAATATCACTATTATTCAAAAGGCATTAATGGCTTTAGGCTCAATAGTGCCTTGGAATGTTTTTTTACAAGAGGGCACATCTAGGATGCCGGCACGTCCACCAATAATAATTGATGTTGGAGGCCGATTAAGACGATGGATTAGTATTATTAGCTCTTATGCAATGAAAGGCAAAACCGGTGGTTAAAAGAGATATTGAAACGGTAATGAATGAGATTGCAGATATTATGAAAGCAAATTTGCAAGCTAAGATAACCGAAATCAACACTGAAAAGGGCGACACCTTATTATCGAATTTTGTAGCTGAAGCCTATTTTTTATGGGATTCGTCTTCTATTCCAAAATATGAAGTAGCTTTTTTGCAATATATGGATTCTGTGGCCACCGTGCAGGCTGAAAAGCAAGGGGCACTTGCTATAAATTACAGAATCTCAATAGCAGTAATGTTTCGAGATGCCAAAGATGCTTTTTTTGCGTTACGGGATACTAGATACGCGCGAGTAGTAAGAGAAATAATCCAAGAAAAAATAGCCCCTGTGTTCTCGAATTTAGAAATTATGAAAGTTGACCCTCGGCTTTGGGAAAGCCCAAACGGGGTTAGATGCTACGTGACTATAACAGACATATCGTTAACGTTATTTGAGTAAAAAGGAGGAAGTCATGGTATCAAAAGGCGGCTCGTTTAAAATGGTTTCAGAAGACCTGAAGCCAGAAAGCGGCTTTGTTTCAAAATTTACAGCTAAAAAAGATCATACGATATCAAGAAATAAGGACCATATTGAAATTATAAAAGGTGAAGAGCAAGTAAAAGTACCTAAAATTTATCTGGAAACCCTAAAAACTGAAAAAATTATATAACCTTAATATTTATCAAAAATTTTTAATGGAGGTTAACAATGACTTTATCTAGTCCAAGAATGAGAGGCGGGATTCACACATTCACACCATATAATAGGCTTACAGGGGAGTTTTATGGCATTTTGAGAGTTTTGGGAAATATGGAGGCCCTTGTAGAGCGTGAGGGGGCGGACTTATTTGGGGGCAGTAATCCAAATTTATGGGCGCATTTAGATGGCAATATTAATCCTGACCTTTCTCTTGTTCTCAGAGAATACGCTGCTTTTATGTATGAATTAGCTGGGTTTGGCAAAGTGACAATAGCCGCGGAGCCCAATGGCGATGTTACCGCAATAGCTAATAAGCTCGGTACCAGTGTAGTTGATGCGGTTACAGGTATAGATAGCGTGTCTATCTCTGTGACGGCCGGAGCCCCTGATGATATTAAAGAAGGACGTTATGTAGCTAAAGTCGTAACTCCTACTACCGTAGATATTTTTTGTGATACTAATATTGATTTTAGAGAAGGCGTGGATAAAAGTTTTGTCAATGATTTACTTAAAATCACCGCGGCGCCATTAACTGTAGTAGCCAGTAATGATACGGAAGTAGCTGGTTTTGGATTTAAAATTACAGGAGGAAGCGGCGCAATTGCTATGGTAGCTGGCGATACTGCGGTTTTTGAGGTACGTAGAGTTAATCAAGGTCGAAATATTTATACATATACTGAAAACCCGGTGCCAATTGAGTTTGGAGCATATGCGTATAGCCAAAAACGAAATAATAATGAATTTGAAGCTATTCATTTTCCGCGATTAAAGCTAGCTAGCATCCCTCAATTAATGACTGAAAAAGATTGGTCTGAGCAAACATTGAATATTAAAATTTTGTATGATTCAGCTCTTCAAAAATCTTTTGAAATTGTAGACACTATTAAATAATAAACATAAAAAGGAGAAAGCTATGAAAATTTGTGACATTGTAAAAAATGCAGTTGGTGCGTCAATAGAACTTTATGGTGAAAAAGTACACTTTAACCGAATTAATGCGTTACTTTTTGAAGAGCTGCAAGAAAAGGGGCTAATAGGCAAGGAGGATGATGCACCCAGTTTAGATAGCTCATTAAAATTAGCTCTTGAGATTATGACAGAAGAATCAAAAAAACATTTTGATAATGATATAAATGTTATGAAAACTTGCTTAACGATGAGCGATGTCACACTTATTTGTAGCACAATTACAAAATTAATAAATAATGCAGCTTCGGAGCCTGAACCAAAAAACGTCAAAAGCTCGTTGCGAAAGACGAGCACTTAAAAAAAGTTATTTTTAAAATTTGTGACCGCCTAAAAAAAACGCCTCTCGAAATCGTTACGCAAATGACCTATCGAGATATTGATTTTATTTTTGATCAGATTATATATACCGAGATTGAAGAATATCAGAGGTTAATATCAGTTTTTCATGGCGCTAAAGAGGGTAACAAATTTTACAACAATGCGATGTCAAATTTAGAAATGATCAAAAATGAAGATGAGTATGAGGAATTTCGGGCTAAGTTAAAGCAGGAGATACAAAATGCCTGATACCAAAAACGAAGTAAAGGTCGTTTTTAGAGGTGATCCCTCAAATTTAAATCAAGCAGTATCTGGCTTAAATAGGGCAGTTAAACGCCTAAATACCTCGCTATTAAAAATCCAAACCACGTCTGATAAGGTTAGCCGATCTGCAACCAGAGGTTTTGTACTTGTAGCTGCAACTGCTACGGCCGCAATTATCCCTATGGCTCGATTTGAAAAAGGCATGGCTAATGTTAAAACACTGCTATCCGGTACTGAAGAAGAAGTGAAAGCAACGGGTAAACAGCTGGATGAGTTAGCAAAAAAAACATTGCGAGAAAGCAGCTTTGCTATTCAAGACGTTACCAAAGCAATGTTTTTTTTGGTGTCAACAACTGAAAATGTTAAAGATCAAACGGATAGATGGAATGCCGCAGTTAAATTAGCTAAAGGGGGCGTTGCTGACTTAACGACCACGGTGCAAGCAATTACCGGGGCGATGAACGCATATTCAGGAACTTTTAAATTTGCTGGAAAGGTAGCGCGTATATTTTTTGTAGGCCAAAAATTCGGCGCGACTGAGGTAGCTTTATTAGCACGTAATCTAGGTAAGGTTATCCCTTTTGCAAAGCGAGCTGGGATATCGTTAGAACAGATTGCGGCGGCTACTGCTCAGTTAACAAAAGTAGGGCTCAGTACTGAAGAGGCCACTACCGCGCTAAAAAATGCAATAGCATCATTAATCGACCCACCTAAAGATCTGATCCCTACATTTAGACGGCTAGGTATTGCTTACGGGGAAACAGCGTTAAAAGGTAAAGATTTTTCAGAGATATTACAACAAATCGCTAAGGTTGCTCGTTCTGGCGAAGCAGAAATAAGGGAGTTGTTTGGCAGTATGAGAGCGGCAACAGCGATTGGGGCTCTAGATACTAAAGCGCTGGAAAGCTACGATAATATTTTAAAAGAAATTTTCACCGATACCGAGTCTCTAAATAGAGCGGTTAAAATCCAAGAATCGACCTTTGATGAGGCTACGGGTAGATTAAGAAACTCGGCGTCTTTACTTGGGATAGCTTTTGGAGAAAAACTCGCGCCTACCATATTAGCGGTGACCGAAAAACTTACTAAATTTAATCATCAACTTGAAAAATTGGACCCGGAAGAGATGAAAAAAATAGCTAAAGGTTTGCTAGCTCTTGGCGAAGCAATAGCCATTGTAGCTATATCTGCTAAGGCGTTATCATTAGCTGCAGGAGCAGTTAGCGTTATAACAGGAATAGTTGCTGCAATAACGGCGATCGCAGCGTTACCCGCTGTTACTATAGCTGCAATAATAGCCCTTTTAACCGCAATTGGTACCGCGATGAAGATATCTGATGAACAAACAGGATTTTTTTCTAAAACATTAAGCGTTTTTAAAAATAGGATAGTTAGCATAAAAGATGCGTTATTTGGAGCTAAAGGCGCATTTAAAGCCGCCTTTGCGGGAGTGCAAGCACCGGAGGTTCCTACAATTCCATCGGCCCCTACAGCCCCAGGAGCCAAACAGGAAGGGGAAGACCCTATTAAAAAAACAGCTAAAAGCCTTGATTTACTAGGCCAATCTTTAAAATTTGTCAAAGATGGGTTTAGTGATATGTCAAGAGAAATGCAAAGCGGTATGGCTAAGGTAACCCTAGAATTTATAAAAGGGACCAGAACAATAGATGAATTATTTACCGGTGTTTTTCAATCAATTTTAGATGAGTTTAATAAATTAATCGCTCAAATGGCGGCTAAAGCTATTTTTGGGTTTCTTACCGGAGGCGTTGGGGGATTTTTAACGGGAAAAATCCCAGGTTTTGCAAACGGCGCAGGAGAAATAAGAACCGATGGCCCTGCTTTTTTACATCGAGGGGAGGGGGTAATCCCTGCAACTTTCAATCAATCGCTGCAGCAAGGTAAAATAGGTATTACAGGGGGAGCTAATGAGCAGCAGGAGACAAATAATTTATTAACCGTTATGATATCTAGGATAGATGATATGGCAAATAGGCCCATTATGAATGAATTTAATTTTGGAGAAACGGAGCTAAGAATCCTTGGAAACCAGTTACAAGACAGCGAATTTGAGCGTGTGGAGCTTGGTGTATAATGGCACAAGATACTTTAAAATTTGAGCTTTGCGAGGCTAATTTTTTAGATAGTAATATTAATCCAAATTTTGAAATAACTTTTAATCCTCCGGAAAAATGGTATGCTAACGATAAACATTTACTTTATGATCATAAGTCATCAGGACTCTTGTATACTAAAAAAGCAGATGACGATACAGTAACAGTTTCTATCATTATTGATTTTAAAGATGACGTCGAAATCGATATCATTAAACTACTAGGCATTAATTTTAAAGATTTAATTATTTCAAGGAGGCGTAGAGGTGAGGCGGGATATACAGTAGTTAAAACATACTCTAATTACGCTAGTAGTGCGATTCATTGGGAATCGGACGATCTAGGCCTAATTGGTGACAGCTTGCCTTTGCGGCTTGAGAATTATGGGCGGTTACTACAAGAAAATGGAGAGGCATTATTAACTGAAACAGTTACAACAGGTCAGTTTTTTAAATTTGAAATTACTCTTACTCAAATAGAAAATCAAGAAAAAAGAATTGGCGAGCTTTACATGGGCCGCAGGTATATGAAACTTCAGACGGGTAAAGTTCTTAGTTATGATGAAAATTTTAGCGACCCAAAAGGTAAATTAAATAGGGATTATCTTGGGCATTCTATTCTGAATAGAGTTAAAAGTATTTTTAATTCATCAATGATTTTGAGGTCTTTATCAACTAAGGAATATAAATTAATTAGAGAAATAGTTAATAACGGAGGCATCTTTAATTTTTTCCCAAGCTCCGGAGAATTTACAGAAGGCGATATTCCGGATTTTAGTATTAATGATGTGTATCTTATTGAGGCAAAAGCTAAGTGGGTAGTAAATCCTTGGGGCGAAAAAGCGCGAGGGGCCGTAAAACTTGAGTTAATGGAAACAAGAATTAGTAGCACTTAATAAATTTATCTTAAAACCTCTTGTTTCTCATATATCGTGTTTTTTGAGAAACAAATAGAGTAGCGCTAAATAAATTTATATAGTACATTACCTAATATAAATGGGAGAACAAAATTTATATTATGCAAATAAAAGATCATAACGAAATTAATATCCACACGGTGGGATGCTCACTTGAAGAGTTAGCGGAAGCTACCAAGAAAATATTCGGGCTTAATTTAAAAACTCAAGAAATAGTCGAAAATATAAAATCAGCCTTACAGTCAATAACAACTAAGCAAAAAGATAAATGCTCCTTTGCTGAAGTAGAATCGTTATTCCCGCCACCAAAGCCGCCTGGATTAAGATATAAGACTTGCGACGGTGTACTCATAAAAGACAAAAAGGACCCCTAATGTTATCGCATAAAAGACAAAAAGCATTTAAAATTGAGATTGCAAGACGTACAAGCGCAAGCACGTGGGGTCCTTGGGAAGATATTACTCGTTTCCTTATTAAAAGGAAAAGTGACATATCAATTGATCTTGACGATGTTACGCTAAGGGGGCGTGTTCAACAGAGTTCTTGTATTTTTGAATTTAACAATCGAACCGGCGCTTTTAATCCGGAAGGCACGGAGGGAAGCCTTTGGAATGGCGCCAATGAGTATGTGTATCACTCACGGTTTAGGTACTACGAAATTTATTTATTTGAAGGTTCTTTTAATGAGGAAGCAGAGACAGATATTAAACCATTATTAGATGGTTTAATTGCTACCTTTCCTTCTTACAAGGAAAATATGACTTGTGACTTAACAATAAATTCCAGGCTGGATATTTTAAGAGATCATTATATTTTGGAAAACATTATTGGCCGGTCTAAAAGGGCCAGCTCACAGGCCATAATCAAAGAAGTAATCGATCTGTTTGATAATACATATCAAGAGCTGGGGGTAATAACCACAGGCGGCATTTTCCGGAAAGAGATATTTTATGATAACGTTACACCGTATGACCAAAATCTTCTTGCCCAGATGAATCAGTCGGTCGTAGATGGTGGAGGCATAGGCGGGTTGAGGCTTTATGACAATAAGCTGTTTTTTACCTATTTCGGAAATGAAAAAACGACTCGGGCAAATTTTGAGGATGACGCAAATACTTTAGGTTTATGGCTTTTTGATGAAACGGATTTTAATGATGGCGCGGGAACTACTATTAGGGATCAATCGAGTGCCAATAGTGAGGATTTTACAGTAGCTACAAGTATAACGGAGAACGGTTTACCGAGAAACATAGAAGACCCTTGGCAAAATGGATTTTTTAGCCATTCGTCAAGGGCTTTTTATAATATTTTGTCTCCTGATCCTTATCCTTCATTACAAAATCATAGCTTAGAAATAATTATTAAATGGGAAAAAAATAGTAATGCTAAATTTGATAATACGATAATGGGAGGCCCCCCCGCGAGATTATTTCATTCTGTGAGGCCAATATGGGGTTGGACACAAAATAATGACGCGGAGCCCCGATTGTGGCAGTCTCAATCTGCAACAGGGGGGATGCCATTACCTGATTATTCTTTTGAAGGGATAGGGATTAATTATAAAAATGAATTAATATATTTTTATGCTAAGCACACCGATCCGGAAAACACGGTAAGCTCTCAGATATTAATTTTAGAACAAGTAATTCTTACGCAATGTCTAGGTGATGGCTTTTATCAAAATTTAGCTTTAAATTTTGATTACACCAATAAACTTATAGAAACATATATTAATGGAAAATTGCAGAGTACGACTGCTATTTTTAATTTAGGGATAGTTTTTACAGGAATAAAAAGGAAAATAGTATGCTCTGGGTTTGGCTTTTACAATGATAGCGGCAGTTATTTTGAACATGGTACTAAGTGGGGGAAAGTTTACTACAGTTCCATAAAGCTATCAAATATTTTAAAAACGGAATCTGAAATATTTCAGCAGTATGAAAAATTATTTGCGACAACTTTTTCTATTAAAGGCACTTCAAAGTTTATAGTTGATAATTTTAATAATAAGTTAATTGAAAAAGTAATTAGCTATAATGCAGGGTTTGCTCAAGTAAAAAATTATATTATATTACAAAATAATGATAGCGCTATAGGGTCCTATACATATACATCAATAGAAACGCAAACTGTAATATGGGCAGCGCGATTTTATTTTCAGGATGGCGGTTCAATCATAGTCACTGCTGCGTGGACAGAGCCTGATTTTTTAGTAGCTGATATAAATTCTCATAGCGTACTTTTTGCAAACGGAATAAAAGCTCAATTATTGAGAGATGTAATGCTACAGAATCAATTTTTTAGTAAAGCGATATTAATATACACAAACGGAACTATTGATTATAGGCGAATAAGGGTGCTCGCTCAGGTTCCGTTTTCTCCAAGTTCTGATGGATTTATTGGCATTGACACTTCTTCTAATAAAAGTTCCCCTGTTACTCCTACCACCCATAGCTTTACACTATTACCTGATGGCGATAATCAAACAGTTTTTGCTAAAGATGCTGCATCAATTCTCAAATATGGCAAAAGAATAAAGCGGATGGAAAATTTTGATTTAATCGATTCGTCACAAGAAAAAATAGATCAATTACAAGCACAGCTTGAGCAAGACAAAGACCCAAGGGCTAGGATGACAATATCAGTACCGTTTAATTATCGCGAGGTAGATATATTTGATCAGATAGAAGTAAGGCTTGATCCTAAGCAAGACAGTTTTAGAAATGAGATAGGTCATTATAAAAGCTGGAATGAATTAGAAGGGTACAGAACAAAGGATTTTTATTGTGTTGGAATTAGGCATAAAAGAGATGGCGGAGCTACAATTTTAAAACTATTGGAGAATAAAGAAATAATCCCTGGCTAATTATATAGCCAGGGATTAAAGGCCTTAGAGTGTTATTCCACAATCCAGGGCTATTGTATAATAAGCTGCTCCATTTGCTTGATTAAAGTGTATTGACGCACCGGGGCGGAAAACATCTAAAACAAGAAACGTTTTAATTTCGGCTGCTATTTCCGTTAAATCATCGCTTAAGGATTTGATAATGTCACATGTGGCTTGATACCCAAAATATTTATTCTCATAATAATCTATCATGCTTACTAGATAATTATGTTGATCACCACGGCTTAAAAAGCCTATTTCTAGCTTTGATACAAAATACTCCGTACCCTTTTCATAGTTTTTGATACAAAGCCCATATCCAGCACTAAAGTTAAAAGACTGGTTTATATTCAAGGCTGCATCATCTAGATAGGCGGCTTTAGCGAAATAATAAATGTTAGAGGTGACAGCATACTCAATTTTAGCACCAAAATCATAACGGCTGTTATTATCAAAGGTGCCATAAAGAGCATCATCGTAAAGGACAGTTTCTAAACTATCGCTCCATTCAATGTTTTTCTTTAGATCAAAATTAACAGCGCCTAAGGTACAAACATTAATCCCAACCATCATTATTAGTATTGCTTTAAAAATCTTTTTCATATTCATAATTTTCTCCATTTCTATTTTTTTATCGACCTAGCGTTTATTTCACCAGCCCTCCTTTTGCTGGTATATATATTATAGTACCACGGCGGGGAACCGTTTGTCAACGCTGTTGACAAGCTGCACCAAATCCCTTATCATATTGAAATATGATAAGAAAACCAAAAGCTGACTATAATATAGAATTAATAGCCAAGCTAGAAATGGGGGGGTACAGTCTAGCTTGGATAGCAAAAAACATATATTCAAGAGACAAAAGGGCACTTTGTGTTTATTTAAGAAGGCATTATAAAAGGCATGAGAATAAAGTAGTAAAATACGAAAAGAAAGGCTGTGTAATATGAAAAGAATAATTTGTTTTATGTTGATGCTGGGGGTGTTTTCAAATTGTAATATAGCTGGCGGTATTGAAGTGGGCTACTCTGAAGAGGAGCTACTCAAGAAGAATATTGATCCCAAAGAATTCATACTGTTAGAAGAAAACAAAGAATATTTTAGTAAGCTAGTCAAAAAAAGAATTAAGAAAATAAAGCTATCCACCTATGATGAAATGATGGATAAAAGTTCGGCTCTAATAGTAAAGAATATAATTCTAAAGAATTACAATAATCTATTAATTGAAGATTTTGAATTAAAAACCAAGCAGATTAAAGACTTAGAAGCCCAAAACAAATCCCTTGAAAGTGATAACTTTTGGATAAAAATAGCATTCACAATTTTTGGAACTGTTTGGGCTATGAATCTTGTTAATTAGCTAATTATAAGCTAGGATATACGTGTGAAGATCCCGGGGACCTTCATATCTTTCTTACAAAAAAAACGGCTTCATGCCGTTTTTTAATTTATAAATCTCTCTTTACATTTTTTAAATGTTGTTATATTGTAGCTGCGGCCTCCTCTAATAACACGCTAGCTTATCTAAAGGAGGCCGTTTATTTCTTTTTGTGCTTTCATATAAGGGGCTTTTTTACGGGGTAGAGCAGTTAGTAGCTTATCGGGTTCATACCCCGAAGGTCGCCTGTTCAAGTCCGGCCCCAGTTACCAAAATTACATAAAGGTCTGTTGTGATTTTTTCTGATATAATTAATCAGTAACGGAGATAAGGGAATGTCCCTAATCATTTTTTATTGGAGGGTCTTATCTTTTGACACTACATGAAACTGTAACCGACGCAAATAATAACGTCATCCCTGGCAGGATTAATGATAATTTTGGATTATCAGGGATACTTGCATCTACTCAAATAGCATCAAATGAAATTACTATAGATTCGGAGCTAGTAATTATTTCAAATTCAGGAAGCATCGAAAATATCGAAGGTGGTATTATCGGTCAAAGACTTTTGATTAAATCCGCCTCGGGTATCGATGCCGTTGTCATAAAAGACACAGCAACCAAGAATATAAAAATTTTTAACGCCGATGACGGCGCAGTTTATTTAACAAATGAGAATATGGCGATTGAATTACTTAAAGTGGACGACTCGATAGCTCCGGGGGATAAAAATTGGAACGTGATTAATATTTATGCCTAATCCAAACGACTCGATTATAAGTAATCTACCGGTTGCTGGGGCCTTAATCGGCTCTGAAATATTTGCGGCCGTACAAAGCGGCGTAACTAAACAGATTGATTTGGACGCTATTACCTTAAAAACTATTAATTACATAGAGAATAATGGAATTGGTGGTTTTACAGTTTCCGGAGAGCTAACAGCTGAAAAATTAATCAGCTCTTTATCCGGAGTACAATTTCCGGATGGAACTGTAATGACCTCAGCAGCCGCAGTAGCAACAGGCATGACTAGTACAGGGAGTTTAGCTTTTGCATCTAATACGGATGGGGTTGGGATAGGTGATACAATATTTTCTACTAATACAGTAGAAAGAATGCGGATTTTAACAGCTGGGAATGTTGGAATAGGTATCGCAAATCCGTTAAACGATTTGCATGTTAAAAGTAAAATTAGGCTTTCTTCAAGTGAAATTGATACGACAAATAAAACAGGTTTTTTATTGGCATCTCAATACGATTCGACAGCAGAAGTCGAGGGCTATGCAATAGTATATAGTTATTCTGATTTTGGCGAAAACGTGTTGTCATTGGGCGGCGGAGGAGCGTCCCACAATGCAGCGACACAGGTCCGTCTTTATACAGCCACAAATAATACTACCAGAGCTGGCACCGAAAAAATGAGGATAACAGCAGCTGGGCTTCTTGGGCTGGGGACTACAAATCCTCGTAATCGGCTACATATTTTGGGGCAATTCAGAATATCAGGCAATGAAACAAATAATACAGATAAAGATGGCAGTATATTAGGCTCTCACTATGCTGATGCAGAATCTGTGGGCTATGTGGGTATGCATTTGGGAGCAAATATATCAGATAATATTACTGCTATCGGTGGAGGTAGAAACGGAAGGGATGCAGCAACCCTTGTAAAATTTTTTACAGGTGCTACCACTACAACCAATTTGGGTACAATGCGCATGGAAATAAAAAGTGATGGCGGGATATTTGCATACAATCTTAAATCCGGCACAACTCAAGGGAGCGCTGGAGCAGTAACTGATGAATTATGGGTAGATACGGACGATGACAATACAATAAAACTAGGTGTTTAAGAAAGGAATAAAATCATGCAAAAAAATGTAGAGCCTGCAGTCATTAACAATGTTTTAAAGCTATCAATTAAAGAAAGACTTTATTTTACTAATATCTTACCGGCACAGGGTAACCTAATTGATATGACACTCAGGCAAGATATTATTAAAAAAGTAGCTATTAATCAAGAAGAAATAAAAAATTATAATATAAGAGTTGAAAATGAGGCGACTTTTTGGGACGCTAAAAAAGATACAGGTTTACCTTTATTATTAACAAATGCTGAAATAGAGTACCTTAAAAAAGCAGCTAAACAAATTGATCAAGAATCTAAAATTACGTGCGATACTCTTTCAATAATTAAAAAAATATTTGATCTTTTACGATGAGCGCTTTACTTCAAATTTTGGAAAAGATAGGAGTACCCTATTACCTTATTTTTGATATAATCATAATTGGAGTGTATTTAATAAATATGAAAAAATTAACAAAACAAATAAAAGATAACTCTAATGCGGCAGAAGAACGTCTACAGATATCAGTGACTAAAAATGATAAGCACACCAATGAAAAATTTGGGCTGCGGCTTCAGACTATTGAAACTAAAATAAGTAACTTAAACGACACAGTAAGTGAACTAAAAGATGATATTAAAGACATAAGGGAGCTACTGATAAAACATGTATCAAAAGATTAATAACTTATTATTGCTAGTCCTAATTTTAGCTGTATTACTTATTTTAGTAACGCTAGCTACCCGTACATACGCCCATATAGGAATCTTTGGACGCTTAGCGAGCCCACAAAATACAAATTTAATAGAACTGATAGCCACTAAAAATCAGATAACCAGTTTTAAACAGATGGCTAGCGCTCAAAACACTATTCTGATAGAAAATGTAAATCCATGAAAATATTATTTTCAGCATTACTCATGTTTATTCTTACGCTAACTTGCTACGGTGGATATGTAGATTCTTTCGGACGCTTAGCAAACCCGCAAAATACTATACTAGCTGAACTCATTAATACTGAAATGTCGCTATCAACTATAAATGCTCGTGATGCCAATGGGCTATATATATTTGATGACGCCGGTAATTTAGGTATTTTTATTGAAGATGGGGGCCAAGTTGGCATAGGGACAAATAATCCTACTGTACAATTGCATGTTGATGGCATTTTCAAGGTTACAAATGCTAACCAGAATTCTGTAATTAGTGCGGAAGACGCATCCGGCAATATAAATGTTTTATTTAATGCAAGTAACAATTCATATATAAAAAATAATTTTTTGGTAGGTCAAGTATCCGGCCATTTGGGCATAGCTTTAGAGGTGAGCGGTAACCTTAATCAGACTAATCCTATAGATATTCATGAGTTTTGGGGATTCTTAAACGCTAATTGGACAGTAGATGAATCAACCGGATCAACAACGTTTTTATCAAAAGCAAATGGCTGGGTTAGATTAACTACCGGCGCGATAAATGGTGATGCGCGATCCTATGATGATAACGATATCTGTATGTACATAAATACTAAGCGGCCGTCATTTCTTGTCAGGCTGCAGCTAGAACAAACAAATAATATGCAATGTGCTTTTGGACTAAAAGAAGCGGGATCGGGCTGGGGAAACGATTATGTCCGAGTTATTAAAAATAATGCAGGTTCTAACATTTGGACCTTAGAGGTATCAAACGGCGGCAGCACCACAACGGATACCGGACAAGCAGCGACAACAGCTGAAATTAAATTTTCAGTAATTTTTACAAGTGACACCACCTTAGAGTGGTTTATCGATGGCGCGTCCCAAGGAACTGTGTCCACTAATGTTCCTACAAATCTTCAACAAAAAATGATGCAAGATAAAACTGAAGAAAATGCAGCCCATTTTACTGAGTTTGATTATTTTAAAGTTTTACCATCGAGGTAATCGTATGAAAAAATTATTTTTAGCGATGCTGCTGGCCGCGGCTATTACCGGAGGTATATCGGGGGCCTGGCTAACTAAAAATGCTGGGAGTACATATAGAGCAGAAGCTGACGGCTTAATAATAGCGCATATTAATGCGGATAATATCAGCGATAAAGGAAAAATTATAGCCTATTCAGATTCATCGGCTACCCCTACAACAATGGTAGCAATGGCAAGCTCTGAACATTGGGATGATAGGCGTGTTTTTATCTCTCGCGCGAGCCTAAATTTTATCGTAAAAAAAGATGATTATTATAAAATAGTCGCAACCAATAGCCGGGGAGAATGTCCAACAACTATATTTTGGCTGCCGATAATTAAATGAAAAAAGCGGCTTGTTCTATAATTTTATTTACAGTTTTTCTTTTGACTACTGTTTTAGCTGATTCCAATAGCATCATAAAAAAATCCGGCCAAATACCGTCGCCCAATGTCGTAATTGATGATGCGGGCAATTTAGGTATTGGGACTACACAACCGCAGGGGGATTTAGATGTTACACCTGAAATAATTACCACATCGACTTATTCGTATCCGTTTCCAAATATGACGAATACACAGGTTCTGAATTTAGAGGGAATGGGAACAGGGGCGATGACTTTTGATAATTCTCATGTTACTTCTCGTTTTTGGGATGGGCTGAAATGGAAAGCTGCCACTGGGGTAGATTTAGTAATAGTTAATTCAATATTTGATTTGCCTGCGCCGTCTGGAGATAGGATTATTCTTGAGAATAAATATTATCGTGGTGGAAGTGAAGAAACATTTGTACTTCCATATAGGTTAGATGTTTCAAATTCACCTTCCCTATTTAATCTTAATTTTGCTTATGTCGGCTCCGGACCGTTTTTGGTAGCTGATGCTGCATTTGGATTTTTTGTGACAAAACTAACATCATTTATCGATGTATTTAATAGTAATACATTATTTGATATAACCGCTGACGATTCCGTTTTTAACTTTATGATTTGGGAAGAAAATTTAGCCGCTGGTTGGCTGGATTTGGGAACCGTCCGTAAAAAAATTATATCTTTTCGTGCAGTCAATTTTGAATTTTTTGGATTTGGTTTAAAACTAGAAAATTGCGAAGCTGTAACTTTTACACCAACTCTTTTCCGCAATGGCTTTAATATTCCTGGTGCCGTACATTTAACAGTCTCAGGTAATAATGAAAGTTTAACTATTTTAGGAGGCAATTTTATCCCGCAATCCAATGAATATATGTTTAATTTCCCGAAAACACTTAATACAAAGGGGGTACGGGCTAGTAATAGCATACTTGATACTCGTAGTTTTGGAGGTGGAACCTTTGCCCCAGGATCAAGGGATCAAACGGACAAATTCATATCTTTTGTTAATTGCGCTGATGTGCCGGATTCTACTGTTATTGGACAAATACAGATAAGCGATAATACAGATTTAACGTTGATACCCGCGCAAAACACACCAGTATCAATAAATGCAACGTTTATAGATATGCAAATAGAGGAGCGCATGACGCATCAAATAGAGTGCACTTTTAATGCCGATACCGATATAATAACCGCCGCAATTGATCACGAGCTATCCTCAAACGATTCGTTGACGCTTAAAACGGAAGGGGGTTCTACATTACCGACAGGATTATCAGAAGATGTTGAATATTATGTGGTAACTATAAATGCGGCCACATTTTATGTGTCTGAAAATCTAGGAGGCGCGACCGTTAATTTTACAACATCCGGTACAGGGATAAATTATTACAGAACTAATGATGGGGCTGATCAGGGATATATTATTTATACGGGTTTGGAGTCTGTTGTTTTAGATATTGACGGTGAATTATCCATAGAGTCCTCGGTAGCCGCAGCAAGAGCTTTTGCACCTATGGTGATGAAACGCTCCGTGACTGGCAATTTTACGGTCGGCGCTAGAGGCGTAATAGTATCACCTGATAATACGCACACTTTGCCGGTTGGATTTTCTGGATTAATATTGCTTAATACAGATGAAGGGATTGCTATTTATGTTGAACGCAGATCTGCACTTGCTGCAAACGCAACTATAACTGAGATGAGATGCGTCATAAAAAAATAATCTATAAGGAGACAACATGAAAAAAACAATTTTGATATCTATGGTAATTTGCTTGATTTTAGTATCTAAAGCTATAAACGCAGTTACTATTTCTGGGACAGCCACTATTTCCGGGAATGCGCGAATTGGAATATTTAGCCCTGAAATTTTTGAACCTTTAGCCTGGTTTGATGCACAAGATGACGATACTATATCTTTAAATGGGGATTTTGTAACGCAATGGTATGATAAATCGGGCAATAATTTTAATGCCGCCCAGGGTACCCCATCTTTACAACCGAGGTTATCAGATTTTGCTGGGAAGCAAACTATAAATTTTAATGTTGATGTCATGGAATACGGACCAACTCCCGCACTAAACGCATATACGATCGTTATTGTGTGTAAATATAATTTTGTTAGCGGGGGATCTGCTACTATGCATCCTATCGGATTGGGTTTAGCAGTAGCCCCAGTAGTTTTTTATAAACCATCGGGGTCAGCCTTTTTAAGGCACGTACAAGCAGGGGTTCAAGCGAATTTTCTTGATACTGTGATAGATACCGGCTTCACTTTACAGATATGTACATATTTTAATCCAATTGTTCAGGGCTGGATTAATGGGGTTAGAGATACCGCGAAAAGTTCAGTATCAACAACTGTATCATCTGCCATATCACGCATTGGTTCTTATCTTGCCAGTGGGGCTTCGGGTATCTCCGGAGAAATTGGGGAAGTATTAATTTTTGATAAAGCATTGACGAGCAAACAAATAAATATTTTAACAGATTATTTGAATGTTAAATGGGGGCTGGGGCTGTGAAAAATAGGATTATATCTAATTATTTTGGACAACTTGCCCCAGATAAATGCCGAACTACCGGGATTATACAAGTTATCAAAAATCCGGACAAAGCAGATAAATATATGTGAGAAAAAAGAATAGAAAATGAACTAGGCAGTAAAACGGAATTAGAATACAAAAATTTGATAGCGGAATGATATCCAATTGACACATAATAACAGATACTTATAATTAAATGATATAATAAAATTGGAGGTTTATATGAAAAAAATAGCAATTGTATTTTTGTTATACTGCATTATAGGTAATTTAATTATTGCCAGCGGGTTTGAAATAGGTTACAGCGATTTAGAAATAAAAAAAATGCAAAATAAATTACCTGTGTATCCCCATTTATTAAAAAATAATCTACTTTTAAAAAATGCTAATAATTTTTTAACAAATAATATAGCTATTAAAGATATTGAGATACTTGACTTAAAATCAGAAATTTTAAGTCTTAAACAAGATAACACGTATAAAAATTACGGGCTTGGAATTCTTTTTATTTTGTGGCTAATCGAAAATAATAAATAGAAAGGAGTTAATTATGAAATGGACCATAAGTAAAATTATAAGTATTTTGCTGATTTGCGGCGGCCTGGCATATGGATTTATCAAAACGGAGCCTAATGCGTTTCAGGCTATGATAATGCTATGTGGCATGGGGACCGCCTTAATAGGCGGTAAAACCTATCTACAAGATAAGTATCCTTCTACCAAACCTAGTAATGAAATTAAGTAATAATTTTTATCTTCAGGAATTTGTACCTCTCCGAATCTTTAATAGGTTCGGAGAGATGAGCACACGGTTTATTCATCCCTTAGTACCAGTTATATGTCAGAAATTCAGGGATCGGTTTAATGTACCCATAACTATTAATGATCTCTATAAGGAGGGCTTAAGAGATGATTCGGGGTTTCGTATGCCTAACTCGATAGGGGCTCCTTTATCTGCGCACAAAAGAGGGATGGCTGCTGATCTGGTTTTTCAAAAAATAGATTTTTTTGAACTGCAAAAAGATATAATAGACAATTATGAAAACGTATATAGAGACTGGGGGCTAACTGTGATAGAGAAAAACACGGTAACATGGCTACATTTTAGCGTCGAATGGGTAAAAGGCAGCCATCTTTTTACTATTCCTTTTTACAAGTAATATTTACACAATAATAAGCCTTTTATTTTTTATATCTTTGACCTATCCATCCTTTAGCATCTATCGGGAGATCAGCCGCCCAATCCGGGTTTTGTGAAACCAGATTAATAAAATTTTTAAAATCTTTTTCATTTTTTTTAACTTCTGCTAATATCTCATCGTGTGTGTGCAAAACCACTGCATATCCATTATCCTCACAATTAATAATCGCTGCAGCTAATATATCTCTAGAGATCGCCTGATCTATATTTTGAGTAATCCGGCCGGCATGTAAATATTCTTTATTCCATTTTTTAGTTTTAGAATGTATGCCCCAGTAACTAATTACTTCCTGTTTTTTACCATAAATAGACACAGTTTCCATTTTCGGCCGAAACCAATATATAAAACGTCCCGATGGCAATCGGCAGCAAAGAAAATCATCACGCATTCCGAATTTCACACGCCCATATGACGACACCAGCCTTATATTTTTCACAACTTCTTTAGCCGCGTACTCTATACCTCGCCAGTAGCTCACTATCTTTGGATGAGCTTCTCTCCATTTACCCGCAATCTCTCCTGCCTGATCGTCCGGCACATATACGCCATACACAGGCGCCATTGATTGAAAAGCGCCTATCCAGCCCTTATAGCCAAGTGCTAATACAGCTACTTTACCTATAAGGCGTTCATCATCTTTAATATATTCATAGGGCTTATTATAAATTTCAGCTGCAGTTAATTTATATAAATCTTGCCCGGATCGAAATGCAGCTAACATTTTATCGTCGTTAGCTAACCAACCTAATACCCGTGCTTCTATAGATTTAAAATCTGCACAATAAAACTCATTATCCTGCCCTGCTTTTATTACTCCTCTAATGCATTGACTAGCCGTTTTTATCATGCAATCGTGGACTGATTCAATAGCTGAAATAGATAACTGTGAGACAACATTAATAAATTTTTCAGGTAAACATGCCCTAGGTAAATTTTGAGTCTGCACTCCTTTTGCGGTCCATCTGCCTGTTGATGCGCCATGATAGACTAGGCCTCCTCTAAATCTGCCGTCTTTAGACGCCATATTTTCAAAGGCTTTGAATTTTTTTACTGAACTTTTAACGCCTTGCTGCCTTAGCTTTAATATACTTTGTATTTTTGAGCTCATTTGTTCATGTTCGATATGCTTTTTTATGGTTTCTTTTTGGAGATTAGGCATTTTATAGCCTTCACATTTTAAATACTCCATTAACGCACCGGTTTGATTTACTGAAGCTATAAATCCATCTGTTAACTTACTTAATTCGTGATTTATGGCCTTCTGTTTTTCCTCAATTTTGCAAATTAAGTTAGCTACTGTCTTTGTATCAACCGGTATGCCCCTGTCATTTATTCGCATATTATATTTAAATATTTCTAGCTCCGAGGGTATCAAGGGGTGCAAATAATTAGCCAGCGCTTCCTCTGCGAGAACATCTTTTTTACAATATTCAAAAAGGTCACTAAAAAATTCAGATTTTTCGTGCCAATAAATATGGTCTTTATACAAGGGATCTGCTATCTTTTCATCTTTTAGGGGCAGTCTTGGCTTACACATTTTTTGCATTATTTTATGGCCTTGCATATCTTTTTGAGCTGATAAATTTAAAACTTTACAGGCGTCTTCTAGTCTTCTAGGCAGCGCAAATACAGCAGTTAAAGCAGCAGAACATCTTAATTTATTAAACGGCAGCTTTTCAAACCCATATTTTTTATGCATTTGGAAGTACCACATAACCCGTTCAAAATTTATATTATGAGCCTCGATCTCATCGGCGCGCTTAATTAGGGAATTTAAAAATTTCTTGGGCACCGTATCTTTGTTATAGTATTTAGCATATTTTTCCGGAGCCCATAAAAAAACTTGTCCGGACTCACTAGACTTAAACGCTAGACATAAGATATCGGTATTTTCATGACCTGCGTAGTTATAAACACCATGTTTTATGAGATCAATAGTAGCCCGTGACTCCATATCAATAGTTAATTTCATATGCACTCCCTACGTTTTTTGAGTTAGACTATAAGCTACTCTAACTCAAAAAACGTAAGAGCATAAGCTCTTACGTTTTTTTTCAATCAAACATTGATTCTTGTTCAGTTTCTTCCGATTCTTCAATCGCGTCAAAATCATGTTCTGCAGCAACTCTATTATTAAATGAGTCATCATCCTTTAGTTTTTGAATATTTTGCAATATTAAACTAACACCTGATTTTGGTGCTTTTGGAGGACCGTACGCAAAAGGGATCAGTGTCGCTCGGCACCAACACCCTGCATATATATCTTCCGGATCAATTATAGGATTTCTGTGTTTATCTACAACACCCGGTTTATTTAGTGAGCACCATGCCTTTAGAACATGCATATTTTTACACTCTTCCTTACTCGGAAAGTCATGATCTCCGTCTCTAATTGGATGAGCAAGCAGTTTTGGCCTAGTTTCTTTATCCGGCCAGGCTGCGTCTATAGTAGCCTGTATTGCCTTTTTTATACCTGGGATCCCTGGCTTTTTGGGAAATAACATGGTTATTTCATATCTTTCCGGAGAATTTTCAAAACTCGTTTTCTCAAATATAGATGGGTAACTTAACCTAAATTCAGGTGTTACTATTCGTTCCATTCTTATTTTTTTCATGTTTCTATCCTTTCATTACTACGGTTTTTTAATTACTAAATTACTCCTTTCTTTTTATTGTTAAACGCTTTCAAAATCTGCGGCTGCGTCTACTGAAATAGCAGGTCGTTTATCATCTGCTAACGCTAATACAGGAGCTCCTGACGATTTTCCGATAAGAGAACTTAAATTTTTTAGCATTCCAGGCATTTCTTTTTTAATGATTTTTTCAGCCTGAGCCACTGAGATTAATTTTTTAATAAATACCTTATCTTCATTTTCTAGCCATAAATTAAGAAGCTTATTAGTTCTTTGCTCATCTAGCCAAAATCTACTTGACCGGCCTCTTACCAATTTTAATCCCTTTATCATCTCTCCTGATATTAGTTTATCAAGCGCAAATAGTTCTACATCTGTAAAATATTGGGCCACGATGACCTTAAGATTATATGATTCAATGATATCTTGATCTGTTATTGTTTTAGGATTAAATCGTTTAGATGCTATTTCATTTACGCGTCTGTGTAACTCAGGACAATCTTTGATAGCTTTACAAAAACGACAGTGGCTTCCCATTTGTAAATGCGTATCTCCTGCTTTTGACCTTACTAAACCTGGTTTTATGATATGCGCTACTGTGTAAAACAGTTTTTGAGTATTAATCTCCCAGGTTTTAATTTTATTTTCGGCCCTAAAACTTCTAGGCTGAACAATAATTAAATTTATTTTTTTAATCAAATCATATATGCTGAGAGTATTCCTAGTTTTATCTGACTGTGTAAGCCAAATTTTATTAGCAACCCCTAACGCATACATTATCAACTGGTAGTTTTCAGCTGCCTCTACATCAATACCTGCGCCATATTTAAAATCGATAATAATCAATTCCTTAGTTAACGCATTATAAACATCGCAGTCACAGGTGCCAAAAACATCCGGTATGACTTCATCTAATGAGATTTTTGTTTCAATACCTCTTAAAATTTCTTTGGATTCAATTTTATGCTTAGGCGCCATTTTTTTTACAAAATTAGTATACAAGGCTACATTTTCAGCCATATCTTCAGTTACCTTAAATTCTAACTTAGTTTTATCAGGCACAGCTATTAATTGCCCTATGTATTCTGCAGGTGACTTATCTTCTACGATACAGAGCTCCGCCAATTTATGCGCCGCACTCCCTTCGAGCGCATAAATGCTATCAGAGGCTCCGTATTTTTCAATAGCTTTTTTTTCTAATACATAGGACCTAGGGCACTTAATCCTTCGGGTCACAGAGCTAGGTCCTAGTAATGAATGCGCGCCCATTATTTCACCATCCTTTTAGCTACCATTTCTCTAAATTCATCTATATTATCGCCATTTAATTCTGAAAATTTAGAAACATTAAATGCCTGCAATATTTTCATACATTCTTGATCACCATGCTCTAATGAAAGATCAAAAAATTCTTGTTTAGCGTCTTCTATATCGGAGTCGTTAACTAGTTTAGCTTCAGGCTCAGTATTTTCAGAGGAATCTAGCTTTTGTTTAAGTGTATTAGTCCGCTCTCTTTGACTAAACTCAACCCCTCGCTTTTTAAGTTGTTTTTTTATTTGGTCCCTCTCCAACATCTGCATTACCTGGCCTTGATCAAAATTTTCATTTTTACTCAAGTCGACGCCCTCTGCTGAAGACGCATTAGTAATCAATTTGTTACAGTCATCACATACGTCCTCATTAGGACCTAGAACTAGCCCAGCTGCTGTTTTAGAACCTTTTTTGAGTAGTTTAAGGTCGCCTATCTGAGTGTTATTACTGTATAAATACTGTAACGCGAGTACTTCTAACCCATTTTGTGCAATAAAAATTAGTTGCGAACACGTTGAACAAATTTCAAAATTCATATTATTACCTCCTATTATTTTGTTAATTTATCGATGACGGCTTGCTTGTCGAATACCTGTTGTATCATCCTCCCTTCTAGCGAATTTTTAATCAGTAAATATTGAATGAGCACCCCTCGTTTTTGACCTATTCTATGAACACGGTCCTCTGCTTGCTCTAATCGGCCGGGCACCCATGATGGCTCTGCGAATATTACATTACTACTGGCTGTTAATGTTATGCCTATCCCCGCTGCATTTATGCTGCCTATAAATAATTTAATATCCGGATTTAATTGAAAATCGGTAACCGCTTTTTCTCTTAATCGCATAGGTGTTGACCCTATAAATACGCAGGCTTTTTGGCCAAAATAGTTTTTTAGGCTATTAGCCGTTTGGACATGATGGCAGAAACAAATTACTTTTTTTGATGAATTAATAGCCTGCTCAACATGCTCAATAATAAACGGCATTTTTTTTTGAACAAGAGCTTTTCTAACCGTCGATAATTTACTAAAAGAAGGCGATTGGCAGTTATTTAAATCTCCTGCGGCTTTTTGATATGCATTTTTAGGTCCGTATAATTTCAATATTAAATTATTTTCGTCACTGATTATCTGCTCCGCTTTTAATGACTCGGCATCAACTAATATGAACTGCCTTGTTTTTTCGGGAAGCTGCTCTAAAATTTGATCTTTTGTACGCCTAATCATTAAAATTGATCTAATGTACTCATTTAACTCTGTCAACTCACTAGCGCCGCTAAAATCCCAAATAATTTTTTTAACAATACGCCCCTTTTTATCTTTAATATGAATAGTTTTACGATGCGCCCGACAATAACGCTGTGCAAAAGATAACTCGCTCGGAAATAGCTCCGGTTGTAGATAATTTAGAATAGAAAACAGCTCAATGGGCCGATTAACAACAGGGGTTCCCGTTAATGCTACGACTCTATTTGCCGCTATATTTTCTGTGATAAACTTAGTCCGTTGCGCCTTTTTATTTTTAATATAATGAGCCTCATCTATAATGACTATATCCCATTTAATAGCTCTCATATTCTGAAATTTTTGTAACTTTGAATACGCAATAACTTCTATTTGTTTTGGCTGCTCGTCATATTTAAGCCAATTTTTTAACTCATTTGACCAATTAAACCGCAATGAAGCAGGGCAAATTATGAGTACCCTGGATGGTTGTAGCAAATTTAAAAGGCCTATTACCTGGATCGTTTTACCTAATCCCATTTGATCAGCTAATAAAACTCTCTTATTTTTTAACATATATTGTATGCCGGCTTTTTGATAGCCAAATAACGTTTTTCCATCTGGCAGCGGCACATTGAAACCATGTAAGTTTGTTAACCTGCTGCTATCATGATTAGCATTTTGCAAGTGTTGTAAGCTTCCCTCCAAAATTTGGGTATCAAGTTTAGCAGCTATTTTCCAAAAACCGGTTACCCATATTTTTTTACGGCCATCGAACATAAATCCCGCATTTCTAAGCTTTTCAACACTAATGTTATAGCGTTTTGCTATGAGGGTTGTCACTGAAAAAACACCATTTTTATATTTAAGCATCGTTAAAATAGACTTCCTTTTCTAGAGTTATTATGCCTTTTTTGGTACATAATCTTTACCTACATTTTTAACAAAGAAGCGAATACTATAATAGTAATCTATCCATGTCAAGGACATGTTTTAATAGCTAAAATTAGTAAATTTAAAATTTGTATTTGACTATTTTAATTTTTAGTTTTATAGTTTTTATCCATAAAATGGAAAGTTAGGTGCAATTTTGGCATATTGGATACATGGAGAAAAAACTAAATTGGCATTAGCAATTGGAATGAGGCCCTGCCATTTATCTCAAATTTTAAGAAGAAAAAGAGGCGTTAGCGTAAAAAGGGCCCAGCTGTTAGAGACCGCGGCTCATTCTGTGCTAGGTAAAAATATTCCGTGGCTATCCTGGCTTTTTAATCGTAAAGTTACACACCCTGCATTTTATACTAAATGCCGGTAACCTATTTTCAGCACTAAAGCTCATAGAGAGGCCAATAAATGAAACCTGCTGATAGCATGTTAACCCTTTTTAAACAGAGGGAATTAAAAGTCTTTCCGCTCCGTCAAAATAGCGTCCTGCCCCTTTTTAAAGGATGGCAAAATTGGGCGGCTACGTGTTCAGAACCAAAAATAGCAAAATACCAAAAAAGTTCATTGCTTTATAACTGGGGCGTCTCTTGCGAGCACTCAAATCTAGTTGTAATAGATATAGATATTAAAGATAATAAAAACGGATTAACTGAGCTAAAAAAGCTTTTAAAAAAATACGGTAAATTACCAAAAACATTTAAAGTTAAAACTCCTAATGCAGGTTACCATTTATATTTCAACGGCCAAATGCGGAGCGGTGTAAATGTGTTAGCCCCTGGACTAGATATACGTAGCAAAGGAGGGCTGGTAGCCGGGCCGGGCAGTATAATATCTGGCAAATGTTATGAAATTTTATCGAACGTAAAAATAGCTGATTGCCCAAAATGGATTTTGGACTTTAAACCGAAAACCCAGTCTACCGTCATATCAGAAAATGCAGCAATCTCTCAAGGTGAACGAACTAAAACAATCGTAAGTTTGGCCGGAACATTACGACGTAAAGGGCTGGGTTATGATGCGATATTAAATGCAATAACTGGAATTAACGAAACCCAGGTTAACCCGCCTCTTGAAAACTGGGAATTAAAAAAAATAGCTAATTCTATTTCTCAGTATAAGCCTGAAGATGCAGAAGCGGCCGCTGATTTTTTTAAGCTTCCTTTCAATTTAGCTATTGAAGCTAAAGATATAGACCCGATGGTAATACCTAAAAGAAATTGGATAATGAAAAATAGATATTTGGGCGGATTTATATCTGTTATAATCGCTCCGGGAGGCGTTGGAAAATCAACCCTAAGTCTTCTGGATGCTATCTCCATATCAACCGGATACCCTCTCAGTGGCTTTTTAGTAGAAAACCCTGGACCTGTTTGGATATATAATACGGAAGAACCTCTAAATGAACTTAAACGTAAAATTGTCGGCGCCGCATCTCATCATAAAATCCCAATTGAAGACCTGCATATCCATATTACGTCCGGACGAGATACGCCCCTTATTTTGGCAAAACCAGGCAATAATGGCATTATTATTAATAAATGCGCGCAAAAAACAGTTGTTCAATTTATAAATAATAATAAAATAAAATTACTAATTGTGGACCCATTTGTCCGGACTCATGAGCTTCATGAAAATGACAATATGCATATGGATAAGGTGGCCTGGTGCTTTCAATACATAGCCGATCAAACTAATTGCGCTATTTGTATAGTTCACCACACCGCCAAAAACATGCTAGGAAAAAATGAAGCCGGGAACGCAAATACTGCTCGAGGTGCAAGTGCTGTTATGAATGCGGCCCGTATAGGCCATACATTACTAACGATGAATGAAGCAGAAGCTCAAAAATTTGGTATTGAAAAAAAACAACGAGGCTGGTACTTGAGATTAGATAGCGCTAAAGCTAATCTGCAGCCTCCCTCCGGAGAGGCGATGTGGTATAAGCGTATAAATACTACAATAATTAATAATGATGGCGTAGGAACGTTGGAACTTGCAGATATAGGCAGCATAGCAGAAAGTAAAAGGCAGG